AGCGGTCCGGCCAGATCGGCCCCTGGCCGGACCCCTATCCCGAACACCATCCCCTCGTGACTTAGGATGAGCTGATCATAAAGGGGGCTGACCAGCTCGTCGAGAAGGACTCCTGGACCGCCAGCCAGGGGTCTCTTCTCGACTTCACGGACCTCTCGTTTAGCCTTGACTCGAAAACAGGTCGAGTCAGGACCCTGCAAGGGGTACAAATAAGGAGACACGATGATCCTCATCACGGCCGCTCTTCTTCCGCTGGCGTTCAGCGGTCCGGTCGTCGCGCACGACAACGGTCAGGTCTTCACCACGCCGGACGTGGTTGCTGTGGGCGAGACCCTGACCTTCCAGGGTGTGCCGCACCACGTCACGTGGACGAACGGTCGGTGCAACATCCCGCAGAACGCGTGCTCGTTCCGGATCAGCAACCCGCAGCTGTCGAGCACGTTCAACGGTAAGACCATCCGCTTCAACTAGCCCCTCGACGTCCGGTCCGGGTGCGCTAATGCCAGGTCAAGCCGTAGCGCAGCGAACAGAAGTAGCAGCCCGGACCGGGCCTCGAGGAGCTAGCAACAGGGCTGGTTCCCCGGCAAGAAGGAGTACGCATGCCTACTGATCTCGTCGAGACGCCCGTCACTGGTCTCCAGGGGCGGACGCCGCGTGAGCAGATCGAGGCGCCGAAGACCGGTGGGAGGGAGATCGAGGTCATCTTCCTCGTCGACGTCTCCACCTCCAACGAAGAACCGGCGGGTCCGGACAACCCTAAGACGAAGCACGAGCTCGTCGAGGAGGTCCTGCCGCTGATCGTCGGTGCGCTCGAGGGTGACGACTCGCAGGCCGCGCATGAGCAGGCCGGTGGGTCAGACGAGCTCGGCGGTTGCCTCACGTTCGCCTTCTCCGACCGCGGTCGGGCACAGGAGATCGGCGACCTCAACTCCAGCAACATCCAGCGGAAGCTGCAGTCGATCGACTGGGGCGGTCAGACCTTCGCGATGGACGCCGTCAAGCTCGCGGAGGCGGACTTCCAGGAGGAGTTCGGCCACCGACCGCTGCGTAACAGGCCGACGCAGGAGATCCTCATCATCACGGACGGCAAGCTGCACGACGGTGACGCGTTCGAGAAGTGGGTCGCGCAGGCCGACGAGACCGCGGTGTGCTGCGTCGCCATCATCGGCTACGGTGACGGGCACGACGAGGCCGTCCGGCACTACACCAAGATCGCGGAAGGCAACCCGTACGTCAGCGTCGTGGCGTTCACCGGCGTCACGGACCCGATGGAGGTCGCGTTCGACCTTCGCAGGCTGACGGGGACTGCGGCGTAGTCGTCCTCTGAACGTCCGGCTCGGGTGTGCGGCGCCATGCTGGCGCGCATCGCCGCACCGCGAAACAGGAGTAGCAGCCCGAGTCGGGCCTTGAGAGGAGGATAGGATGCAGACCTACGAAGCGTACCTCAAGACGACCTGGATGGCGGCTCACCCCCGTCAGCCGTATGCCGGGCCGGCGCAAATCGACAAGTCGGGCTACACCCTGTGTCATCGGGACGAGTGTCCGGTTTGGTTCCAACCGTGGTTTGACGGATACGAGCACGACAAGCACTTCTTCTGCAGCATCAAGTGCATGCTGGAGTGGTCACACGGCTTCGTCGCGGAGGCGAGTCTCGCAACGCTGATCTTGGATGGTCGGATGCAGACACCGCGGATGCGACTCGGTCAGCCGATACCGACGTGGCCGAAGGTGAGCACATTCGATCCCGCGCGTGACGGTGACCGCTCACCGAGGTGGAAGGAGATCCTCGCTGAGACGACCGCGGCGTACGAACGCATTCATGCCACCGCCGGAGCACAGGGGAGGGTGGTAGGCGACCGTTGCGGTAAGCCCCGCACGGATGGAAAGCCTTGCCGGATCGTCAATCCGTGCTGGGTACACTAGGAGGACGGATGCAGTTCCACTGCTACATCGATGCCCGTGACACGGTCTACTCCTCTGACGTTGAGGCGGAGACCCCCGAAGGAGCAGCCATCCTGGCCGCGACCGAGCACCAGATCGCCGGCACGTGGACGGTCGTTCCCGGACGACCTGTCGAGGTGCACGTCACCGTACAGAAGAAGTACGAGGCACAGGCGTGCCCGCTAACCTAGGAGGAGCGGTGTCAGGAACGCCAGTTTGGCGAGTGTGGGGCGACGGACGCGATCCGGTCTTCGAGGGTTCGGAGACGGACGCGAAGGCGAAGCTCATCGAACTCGACGAAGCAGACCCGAAGAGGTACCTCTACCTCGAGGACCCCGACGGCAACGAGTACACCTACAACCCGGTCACTGAGAAGTGGATGGACGCATAGTGCAACTGCCTCTGACGCCTCTACCACCGTTCCCGGCGGGAACGCACGCGAAGTCGCGTGAGCTGATGTGGATGCTCGCTCAGGCCTTGGAAGTCGCGAGGACGGAGCAAGAGCTCGAACCGCTCTACACGTACGCGGGATGGCTGCCGCAAGCACAGGGGGCGTGGATCTTCCAAGCGACGAGCGTCTTGATGGCCAACCGCATCAACGCCTACGCCATGATGCAGTTGCAGCAGATGGGAGTTCAGTGACCGAGCCCTACTACATATCCATCACGGAGTTTGGCGAGATCTGGCGTTGCATGCGGATGTGGGACTGGACGAGTCCGTCCCGCAAGGGACTGATGCCCGCCGGACCGACTCCGTCGTACTTCCACACGGGTTCAGCGTGCCACTACGCTGTCGAGGCTAACGCTTGCGGACTCGACTGGCGGGTAGAGCTGGACCGGTGGTTCCGTCTCGAGCGGGTGAAGTACCGAGAGCGGTACGTCGAGCGTACGAGGGCGGAACCGAGTGAGGGAGAGCTGGCCTTCATCACGAAGGACCGAGACCTCATCTTCGGCATGATGGAGAACTACTTCCGCCGGTTTGGCGTCGACAACCCGATCAAGCCGTACACGTACGTCATCCCCGAACTGACGTTCTGCATCCCGACAGGGATCAAGCTCAAGGACGGACGTGAGATCCACATCGTGGGCACGTTCGACGGCGTGGCACGGGACGAGACTGAGCGCTTCTACGTGGCCGAGAACAAGACGTTCAGCTCCAAGCCCGACCGAGGCATGTGGGAGGTGGACTGGCAGGGACTGGGGTACGTCACGTGCCTCGAGCACCTGATCCAGGAACCGGTCGTTGGGTTGCTGTACAACGGACTGGGTAAGGTCCTTCCTCGCTACCCAGACATCCGGAAGACGGACGGTCGCGTCTCGAAAGCCGCTATCGTGACCACGGCCGGGATGTTCAAGGAGGCCTTGATCCGGAACGGCCAGAGGGCCGACGATCCGGAGTACGCGAGCCTCATCCGAAACCTCGAGGTGCAGGACCGGACGATCAACTCTGGCGGCAACCCGTTCTGGGCACGCTTTGTCGTCACCTACACCTCACAGGCGAAGCGGTCGTGGATGGAGAACGCCTTTGCGGCGTGTCGCTACATCGCCTCGGAGCCAGAGATCACGTGGAACCGCAAGTGGGATGGTTGCTGGGACTGCGCCGTCGAGAAGCTCTGCCGGACGCAGATCCGAGGAGGAGACCTTGACTACCTCCTGCGGGGTTACGCTCCGTCGTCGTACGGCACTCGTCTCACGCTCCGGATGACAGAGCCGGACAGCATCCACTCCACGGGCGACCTACTGTCGCTCGCTTCGCGACGCCTCAGCGAGATTCAGGAGCGCGGACATCTCGACGAGGCGTAAGTGCGACGCGGAACTCGCCGGACTGGACGGGTGTCAGGCTCCCGTCTGCTGGGTCATTAAGGGCGCGAACATCACGTTGAGGGCCTGCGGGAGACACGTGAATCGTGTACTCCTGCAGGCCGTCCGAGAAGGACTCGAGTACATGATGGTGACGATCATCGATGGCGATTAAGCTCCCCGACCAGTGTGGTCGGTGCGGAGAGAACTTCGGGACGGAGTCCCCCTTCCACTGTGCCTCAGTGCAGTGCTACTGGATCAAGTGCCGATGTGGCGCTATCTCCGGCTTCTCTCTGGGCCGGATCCGGTTCTTCGTCCGCTCATAGGCTCTATGCGACTACCCCGAGATAGGTTCTCCCCCCGCGTGGGTTGATGGACAACGCACCAAGTTGGTACCAGGAAAACTAGGCGTGTACCTTTTGGTCTGATGGGATGGTCCACTAGAATAGATATATGCGCAGAAATTCATCGCTGACAGGTACCGACACGTGAGCACGGCCGTTGCTCAGGGCTTGCCGTGGGGCCCCGCCGCGGTCAACGCTAGCACGACGGGGTTCAATGCAGCCATCTTCGGCTACACAGGGTGTGGCAAGACGACACTCGCCATGACCGCCCAGGACCATCCGCTGGGCAAGAACGTCTTCTTCTGGGCGATCGACTCCGGCATCCGCTCCCTCGCGCACCGTACGGACATCCAGACGTGGCCGCGGGCGGAGGACGGCGTCCCGACCTGGGACAAGTTCGTCAACGTCAACGCCAAGCTGAACCAGCACGCCCAGAAGACGGGCGGGTTCCAGACGTACGTCCTCGACGACCTGACCAAGCTGTACCGACTGGCGCTGGACAAGGCGCTCGGTGGTACGACGAGGCAGCCGGAGTGGGGCGACTGGCGGAAGGCCAACGAGCTCTGCATCGAGTTCATGGAGGAGTGGTGCGACCGGAGCAGAGCGAAGGGCATCAACTTCATCGTCAACGCTCACGCCAAGGACGTCATCGAGGGCACGGACGAGAGCACCGGCGTCCTGCACATCCGCATCAAGGCCACACCGGGACTCTCTGAGGAGATCCCCCGCCTGGTCGACACGATCGGCTACCTCGAGGAGAAGCCACCGAACGCCGGACGGAAGGAGAGCGTCTACACGCTCTACCTGCACCGGACTGGCAAGTTCATCGCCAAGTACCGGCAGCCGATCAAGGACTCCGGTGCGCCGCAGCTCCCGCTCGAACTCGTCAGTCCGAAGATGGGTACCATTCTCGACCACATCGACGAGCTCAACAAGTTCCGCAACGAGAAGCTCAAGGTCGAGGGTCTGGTCGGTCCGCTCGAGAAGGCCGGAGTCAGCTAGACGAGTGAGGGCTCGGTAATCGTCCGGTCAGGCGGTAAAGCGGTCCTCGAGGAGCGGAACTGAACCAGCCGGCGAGGGACGGGCACTGACGCGTATACGCTGACGTGCCTCATGTGACTACGTGCCGAGGAGCGGGAGAACGGGTACCCCGCATGTCCAGTAAGTAGGCACCTCATAGTGGTGGAGGAGAAGAGATGCCCCCAGTAGTGATCAACCTGGCCGGAGCCACGGGCTTCACCGTCGTTCCGGCAGGCAAGTACGAGGCCACGATCAGCAAGCTCCCGGAGATCGTGCCGTCGAAGTCGACCAAGGGCAACTGGAACATCAACTTCGAGTTCCAGCTCAAGGACCCGAGCCAGAAGCACTGGGAGACGAGGTCGCTCGCTCCCACCGTCCTCTGGCGGTTCAAGGAGGAGCTCACCAACATGGGCATCGACCCGCCCGGTGAGCTCGACCTGGACGACTTCAAGGAGTGGTTGCGGGAGACCTTCCCGGTCGGCTACGAGCTCATCCTCGACATGACCGAGGAGGAGGACACCTACCGTCCGGGCAAGAACCCCGACGGCTCGCCGAAGATGCAGAACCGAGCGACGATGCTCTCAGTCGACTCTTCGGAGTCGGGCTGGTAACGTAGCCTGAACGTGGTCCACGTCGTGCCGGGCGTTACCTGCGCAGCTCTGTCGTCCGGGTCCCTGTCCGACGTGGGCCACCTTGAGGTTACGTAAGGAGGAGCATGTACATCGTCGCAGTCGATCCCGGCAGAACGACTGGCCTTGCCTGTGTCACCCTCGGTGGAGGCATAGCGGTCGACCTCGCGTACCTCACTGACCCGTTGCTGACGTGGAGGTGGATCTCGAGGTTCGTTCCGGCCACCGGATCACGGCTCATCATCGAGGACTTCCAAGCCGCGGGTCCGATCAGTTCACACGCTCGGCACACCATCGGGGTGGTGGGCTTTCTCGACTACGGCAGTCAGCTGCAGCGGTGGAACGTGAAGGTTGTACAGCCCGCGCGACGCAAGGCCTACTTGACCGAAGCCAAGGCGGAGGTCGCTCGATGGAACGCGAAGTTCGGCCTTACGCTACCAATACACACCGCGGACGCACTAGCGCACGCACTAGCAGAGGGAGGAGGGAAGTTAGTGGAGACAGTGACGCCTGACGACAAGGAGAAGCTCTCCGAGCTACTCGGCGTCAACGTCAGTCCGCGCTTCAAGCAGATGCTTGAGGACGCGGCCCGGTCAGTCAACCGCAGCGCAGCCGGGTTCGTTCGGTACCACGTCGGTCTCGCGATCGGGTACTACGAGAAGGAGGGCACCAGTGAGTCAGGTTCAGCTCATTCGGGTGAGGCACAACTTCGAGATGGCGCATCGCCTGTTCCTCACGCCCGGTAAGTGCGAAGCCATCCACGGTCACTCGTGGTGGGCGACACTCGAGGTCACGGGCGAGGTCGACGGTCGAGGCTACCTCGAAGGCATCGACTTCGGCGACCTCAAGGCGACGTTCCGGAACTACCTCGACCGGAACTTCGACCACCGCGTCCTGCTGAACAAGGACGACCCGTGGGCGAAGAAGCTTCATCTTGTGGACACTGAGGGTTGGGTCTCGCTTCCCGGACTGGCGACGCTCGACGTCGAACCAACCACCGAAAACCTCGCTCGCATCATCGGCGAGCGCATGGTCGGCGCCACCGGCATCGAGGCAGTCTCCGTCTCAGTCTGGGAGACCTCCGTCAACAACGCGGAGTGGAGGAACTCGTGACGGACCCCAAGTCGCTGCGACTCCTCGAGTTGTACTACTCGACACAGGGTGAGGGTCCTCGGGTCGGGGTGCCGACGATCTTCGTCCGGTTCGCGGGGTGCAACCTGACGTGTCCCGGATGGCCGTGTGACACTCCTCACGCGATCGACCCGAAGCTGTACCGGAAGGAGCAGAAGGTCGTCGAACCGATCGAGCTCGCACGAGAGACGATCGACCTCGCACGAGACACAGGTGCGAGGAACGTGTGCCTCACCGGCGGCGAGCCGATGCTCCAGCCGGCAACGTCCGTCGCACTGCTCCTCAAGGAGCTCAAGGAAGCCAGCCTTCACGTCGAGATGTTCTCGAACGGCACCCTGCCGTACGGCACGTGGATCGCGCAGTACGGCAACATCGTCCTGGACTGGAAGCTGCCCGGATCGGGTGAGGTCCTCACCGACGAGCAGATCCAGACCCGGGCAACGAACCTCCGCGACATGCGAGCGAACGCTAGCGGCAACGCGATCAAGTTCACGGTAGGGTCCGTAGCGGACCTCACCTCCGCATACCTGGCGTACCACGACTCGGCGAATAGCTTCCACCTCCCTGTGTTCGTCGGACCGGTGTGGGGCCAGATCGACCCGAAGGTCGTCGTGGAGTACCTCCGTACGCGCAAGCTGCCGTGGAGGCTCACGCTGCAGGTACACAAGTACGTCTGGCACCCCGATGCGAGGTTTACGTGACGATCCAGCTCAACGTTCCGAACGACCTCCCGATGGGATCTCTCGCGGCCTGGAAGCAGGAGGGGATCGCGCAGAAGTACGCGGAGATCCTGGAGCTCCTCGGGTACAACCGTCACGACGAGCACATGCAGGACACGCCGGCGCGTGCGGCGAAGGCGCTCTGGGAGTTCCGAAGGAAGGAGAACGATGTCGCAGTCGAGCGGTACCTTGGCCGCGATTTTGAGTCGCAGCATGACAGCATGGTCCAGGTTGGACCCATCCAGGTCGTATCGATGTGTGCTCATCACGTCCTCCCCGTCACCGGCTGGGCCTGGGTCGGTTACATACCCGACTCCCGCGTCACCGGCCTCAGCAAGCTCGCACGACTCGTTGACCACTATGCGCATCAGCTCACCATCCAGGAGAGACTGACGCAGCAGATCGTCGAGGCTGTTGATCAGTACCTCGAACCGCGCGGATGTATGGTGGTTATTCGCGCGTGGCACGGCTGTATGTCCCTTCGCGGAGTGGAAGAACCATGTGCGGGTACTGTAACGTCGGCGGTCCGGGGCCTTTTCCTCACCGACGGCGCCGCGAAGGCAGAGTTCATGACCTTGATGACACCCGTTGGAGGGATCCTGCAGTGACGAAGATCATCAGCGACAAGCCCACCGTCTACTGGGGTACGCAGTCTCTGGACGAGATGCCGGACGTGGTCCAGCACCGAGCGTTCGAGTCACCGCAGTACATCGACCTGACCGCCGGCGGCGCGCAGATCCCCCTGCACTACGCGCGGCACGGGATCGCGGTCGGCGTCAACGACCGCAACCCGTACGCACACTACGGGCACAAGGCGTCGATGCAGGCCACTCCGGACGACGCCAACTACACGGAGCCGATGCTGAGGACCGCCTACGCGGAGGTCCTCCTCGGCATCGACCCGGTCGAGGGATGGACGACGCGGAACAGTCAGCTGGCGGCGATCGCTCCGATCAGCATCTGTCGTCACATCGACGGCATCGTCCGGATCCATCCGGAGTTCGCTGCGGCCGTCGGTCGGACGCTGGTCAAGTACTACCGAGCGGACGACAAGCGCTCGTGGACTCCGACGTGGACGGAGTCGCTCACCACGTTCAAGACTCAGGTGGTCGAGTCGCTCGTCGAGCAGTGGAAGATGCGTGTCTCGCTCCTCACGGCGTCGCCGGTGCAGTGCACCAACGCCGACGCGGACGACGCGCTGGACGAGATGCACATCGTCCCGGGTGCGATGTGCTACATCGACCCGGCGTGGCCGTGGCAGAAGCAGTACGTGGCGGACGACGCCGTCAACCCGTACGAGTTCTACACCTACGAGGTCGGCGGGATCGTCACGCAGAAGGACGTCCCGCACATCGACTTCTGGTCCAACGACGACGACACGACTCCGATGCGGGACGTCGCCAGTTGGATCGGGAAGGCCTTCGACCGCGGCGCGGGTAGCTTCTGCGTCTCCACGCAGAGCACCAACTCGCCCGACCCGGAGGAGGTGTTCGACTACCTGGAGCACGAGCGAGGGTTCAAGCGTGTCGCTCACGACACCCGCGAGGCGCACTCGTCGTGGGACGGTCAGACCTACACCGACATGTTCACCATCTACGAGGCGTAATGCGACTGGCACACATCGTGCCGACGCCGCTGCTGGATGAGGTCCTGTCCGCCGAGGACAGGACCCATCTGGTGGTCGCGTCGCAGCTCAAGGACGACAGCTACCGCAGGTTCTACCACAACCGCGGCGTCCGGGGTGACCACATCATCGTCGACAGCGACGTGTTCGAGACGGGTCAGGTCGCCAACATGTACGACCTGATCACGGCAGCCCGAACGGTCCACGCCAAGACTCTCATCCTCCCGGACGCATGGGGCGAGGATGGCGGCAACGCGAGGGCGACGATCGACCTCGCGCTGAACTGCGGTCGTACAGTCCGTGACGCTCTGCCGCACATCAAGACCATCGGCGTCGCTCACGGACGTTCGTGGCCTGAGTACGCGGCGTGCGTCGGAGCACTCGACGCGCTCTGGTCGGTCGACCACATCGGACTGGTAGAGGAAGCGCACCTGTACGGTCGCACGAGAGCCGAACTCATCCACGACGTCGCCGAGATCACCCGGAAGCCGCTACACCTGAACGGTCTGTCCGAGAGCTTCTGCGAGTTCTCGCTCCCGAGTGAGACGCTCGACCGCGTCGCAACGTGCGACGCATCCAAGGTCGTCGTGTGGGGACTGAACGGCTTCGCGTGTCTGCCGAACCTGGTACCGTCGAAGTACCCGGGTCGGAAGTCGCTCGGTGGCCGAGTCGGCTACTTCGACTACCACACAGACAACCGAGAGCACATCGAGCACGCTCGACACAACATAGCCGCATGGCGGGAGTACCTGGAGGGGTAGATGGGGTGTGGAATCGTCGGGGCCGTCAGTGCGGCACCGACAGTCCAGTTCGACCGTTGGTGGCGCGAACTGATGAAGCGGTCGACGGACCGTGGCGAGGACTCGTGGGGATGGCAGTACGTCGCACCGAAGGGTGTGGTGACCGCACCGTGGAGGAACTTCGGTCCGTTCCCTGACCACTCGCACACGATCCTACCGCGACCGATCCCGGATCACCCGTTCGCGGGAGTCGGCACCCTTCGCGGAGAACCAGCGACGGAATGGGTGCAGCAAAAGAAGCCGGAGGACATCCCTCCGTTCATGTCGCCGTCGGGCAACTGGATCTTCGCCCACAACGGCGTCATCGCGAACGATGGCGAGATCATGCAGGGATACCGCGAGGAACAACTCTCGCGGGACGCATTCTCACCCGCTCCCCCAACTCGGATCGACTCGTACGCGATTGGCATCCTGCTGGACCGGTACGGGTTCAAGGACGCCTGCGAGATGTTGAAGGGGTCCTTCGCGATCCTCGCTGTACACAAGTCGGAGCACAACCGCATGTGGTGGGGCTGCAACTACAAGCCGTTGTATGCTCTGCGGACACAGGATGGGGTGCTCTTCGCCTCGCAGCGAGCGTACTTCGACGGCATGTACGACCCGCTCAACGATCCCTCACCTGTGCAACTCGGTCCGTACGCCGCCGGCAACGTTCAGGTCGTCAAGTACGGGTCAGGACAGGTCAACGTCCTGCACGCCGACGCGGAGCTGTACCCGGCGAAGGCTCCGACACCCGACCGCGTGCTGGTCGTGTGCAGCGGTGGTCTGGACAGTGCCACGGTGGCGTACCTCCACAAGAAGACGTGGAAGAACGACGTTACGCTCTTGCACTTCGCCTACAGCTGCCGAGCACAGGGGAGGGAGTTGGACTCGATCGGGCACCTGGCCGCCGATCTCGGGTGTTCGGTGCAGATCGTGGAGACGGACTTCTTCAACACCACGGTCCCGTCGGTCCTCACCAACGAGGGAACGATCGCTCCCGGTGCGGTTGGAGCGGAGCTGTCGACCGAGTGGGTCCCAGCCCGGAATCTGGTCTTCGCCTCACTGGCGCTCGCCATCGCGGAGCGGGACAACTACGACTGCGTGGCCTTCGGGACGAACCAGGAGGAGGGGTGTGCGTTCGTCGACAACGAGCAGGAGACGTACGAGAAGCTCCGTCAGCTGGTCCCGTTCGCGGTCGCTCCCTACCGGCACATCAGGATCAGCGATCCGCTCGGCGGTCTGATGAAGCACCAGATCGTCACGCTCGGAGCGAAGCTCCAGGTGCCGCACCAGTACACGTACAGCTGCTATAAGGGAGGTGAGCTGCATTGCGGGACGTGCGGTCCGTGCCTCCAGAGGAGCACAGCGTTTCGGATGGCGAACGTTCCGGACCCGACGAGGTACCTCGACCAGACCTCATCAGCGCGATGAAGGAGCTTGGCTGGAACCACATCGGCTGGGTCAGTGGAACTGATGTGCCGTTGTTCGTCCGGGAGGAGGAGCATGAAGTACGCGGAGCGTACGGGTGGAAGCATCCCGGACTGCCTCCGCCCGGTGTCGACGGAGGTGAGGTGTGAAGATCGACGCCCTGGTCGAGATGCTGACGAAGGCCGCGCAGCAGTTCGGCCGGAAGGACTTCAGGTGCGCTGCCGACGTGTGGGAGGCGCTGAAGGCAGCGGCACCTGCGAGCAAAACGCGACCTCGAGGCGTCGATCCGATGCAGACGACGTACGACCTACTCGCTGTCGACATCTTCGTGATACCCGACTTCAAGCCGGGTCAGTGGACGTTGCAGCACCACACCTTGACGACCTGCGAAGTGAACGGTGACGAGGTATCCCACGCAAACTGTCCAACGGTGGAAGGAACGCTTGATGGCGCCTCCAACTGAGTTGGAGATCCCGCTCGTCGAAGGCGAGATCACGAAGGTCCACTTCGCGGACAACGGTCAGATCACCCAGATCGACCTCCGAGCGTGCTTCCCTCCCGACTCTGTGTACGGCGACGCACGGATCAAGTTCGAGCTCACCGAGGCGAGAGCGTTCCGAGAGCTCGACGATCCGTCAGTCGCCGTCGTCGACCCTCCAGCTCGACCTAAGGTGGTGGTGTGCCGAGTTGTGTAGCCTACCTGAACGGTGGAGGTGAGTTAGCCGTCAGCTGGTTTTGGAACGAGTACCGCCGGCATCCGGTGTGGGCTGTCCTCCTTGTAGCCCTCCTCGTAGTTGGACTGGTGCTCGACTTTACGCTCATAGGAGTCGCTCCGTCAACCCCGACCTCCGGCGTACCGATGGTCCAAGGCGGTACCGTTCAGTCCGAGCCGGGACCCACTGTTGTGTAAGGAGACGTAATGGAAGTAGGTTCTGTCGACGCCATCCGGGGGAGACTTGTCAGCGTGCCTTAACTGCCCGAACGGCGGGCAGAAGTGCTTTGGCTCCGGACCGACGACCGCGGAAATCTGCATCGTCGGAGAAGCACCCGGTTACAATGAAGTACGGACTGGGGTGCCATTCACTGGAGCTTCCGGTCAATTGCTCGACGCGACACTCGAGGGAGTGGGACTTCGACGGAAGGACGTCTATGTCACCAATGCGGTTGGCTGTCGACCCACCAAGGAAGGCAAGGATGCCCCGCCTTCGGCAGCTATGCTGGAGGCTTGCACTCCAAGGCTTGTTGAAGAGCTGCGACAGCGTCATCCGCGAGTCATCGTTGCCATGGGAGCTACCGCGTCCCAACGCCTACTTCACACTAAGGATGGGATCGGCAAGGTTCAGGGTGTACTACAGTGGTCGGAGGAGATGGCGGCGTGGGTTCTACCTACGTATCATCCGGCGGCTGTGCTACACGGAGGTCAAGGGTTCTTCGACGACATTTACCGGTCGCTTGAGCGAGTCCGGCACCTGACTGAGGGTACGGTACCGTTCCCGGACAAGGAGTACAAGGTCGCGTGGACCTACCTCCAAGACGGGAAGGAGATCGATCACCTCCTACAGCGGATCCTTGAGCGGGCTGGCCAACGCGAACTCGAGGTCAGCCTCGACACGGAGTCGCACGGACCATTCGACCAACCCCGACCGGGCGAGGATACCTGGGACATGTTCCAGGTGACGATCGGTCCGAGGAACGAGGACCCGTGGCACACCTACTCCTGCCGCGTACAAGACGTCGACTTCAGTCGGAACCTGATGAAGGCACTTCTCCTGCACTCGAACATCTGGTGGGACTTCCACAACCTGTCGTACGACTTCCAGGTGCTCCAGGCAGAGATCGGAGCGGTACCCCCGAACGCGGACTGCACCATGGCCCTCGCCCTGTGCCTAACGGAACGAGGTGAACAGGTCGGACTGAAGGCACTGTCGAGGCAGTACCTGAACGCTCCGTACTACGAGCAGGGTCTTCCGGGCAACATCTTCCGCACAGGACCTCAGACACCAGCACAGTGGTTGGCGGAAGCCCGGTACGGTGCGTACGACGCCTTCAACACGAGAGCGCTGAGGCCGATCCTCCGGCGGCTGGCACAGGAGGTGGAGAAGAACTACCAGCTGTACGTCAACATTCTCCTCCCTGCACAACGGGCGTTCGCGATCGACGAAGCCCACGGAGCGGAGATCGACCTCGAGTACGCCCAGGAGATCGAGAAGGAGTGGCTCCCGGAGATCCAGCACACTGAGGCATCGATCCAGCGGTACGCCAAGATGCAGGGATTCCCGCGTGACCCGAAGGTCGTGCCGGAGACTGAGGTCGGCGTACCTTGCCCGGAGTGCGTGCCGGAGTGGGCAGCGCAGAAGCTGATCGGATCTGGCAAACCCCGGACGCAGTGGCGTGAGCTGATGAACACGCACACCACCATCGCGGACGGGTCGTGCTCGAAGTGCTACAAGCGCCGGTACATCATCAACCGGGTGCGGGAAGGCAAGCTTAACCCACGGTCGCCGAAGCAGCTTCAGCACCTTGCGTTCGACATCCTGGATATGGAGATGCCAGGAGGCCGGAGGTCGTGCGACGCGGAGTTCCTCGATGTGAACCAAGGCCGACCGTTCGCCAAGATGTTGTTCGACCTGCGGGAGAAGGATGGCCTCCTACGACACTACGTTTACGGGATCGTCGATGATGTATGGAGTGACGGCCGTGTCCACCCTGACTTCCTCCTGTTCGGTACCCGATCCGGTCGTCTTGCGGTACACAACCCTCCTGTGCAGACCCTCCCCAAGTGGCAGGTAAACCCCAAGCTAGCCAAGATGACGCGGAAGCTGTTCCGCGGGACGACGGCGAGGAAGGTCGACGGGATCTGGTACCTCATCGTCGAGGCGGACTACTCCGCGATCGAGCTGTACACGGCGGCTAACGAGACGCACGACATGGCGCTGTACAAGGCCTTGACCGATGTGATCCCTGAGCTCGGTCGGGCAGACTTCCACCGACATGCCGCCTCTGCGATGTTCGGGAAGCCATTGATGGAGGTCTCGGGCACCGACCGGTTCAACAGCAAGTTCGTGACCTACGGCGTGGGCTACGGACGACAGGCGTACTCGCTGGCGATCGGCGAGCTGGAAGAACTCACCGGCGGCGACGTCGACAAGGCACAGGGGTACATCGACGCTCTGTGGAAGCGCTTCCCAGACTGGAAGCGGGGCCGGGACGAGTGGGAGAGGATGGCCCTCGAGGAGGGCGAGATCACGACGTGCTTCGGACGCAAGCGACGTTGGAGGCTCGTCACTCCCGAACTCGTTAAGGGCATTCGGAACCAGGCGGCGTCGCACGTACCACAGTCGGTCGCGTCGGACATCTGTCTCATGGCAGTTACGCGACTGTCGCATCGACTCCCGGAAGAAGGACTCGGGCACGTCCTCTTCCCTGTGCACGACTCGATCGTTACGGAGATCCGTGAGGACCGTCTCGACGAGGGCATCGCCCTGATGGTGAAGGAGATGACGACAACTCCGGAGCAGATCTGGGTCAAGCTGTCGGTCGACGTACAGGTCGGTCCCTCACTGGGAGAAGTTGAGGACTACAAACTGGAGGTAGCATGAGATCATGGCAGAGACGTCGTGGATACCCAGCTAACCCACCGCCCTCGGCGCCCTGCTCGGCGCTGGCGAACCTGATCGCGATGTGCTCGTCGCTCTCGTTCTGGAGGAGACATGTTTGAGGAGGTACCCCTCGCCCTAGCACAGGGGGCGTCGATGTGGGCCCACACCGGGTACGGTGAAGAGGCCCGGATCTGGTGGGAGCGCTTCGAGAAGGAGGGCTACCTCCGGATGGTCGTCGCCGCACTCGCCGGAGTGCAGGGGACTGACCACGTGTGGACGTCGCCCAGCGGTCGGGAGTTCCACCACTTCCCAAGCGACCTCCGCGGAGGATCGCTCCCCCACCTGTGCAAGGAGCTGAAGCCGAAGATCGTCTTCACCCTGTGCGATCTCTGGGCGATCTCCGCGGACGTCCTGAAGCAGCTCCCGCGCGTTGCAGCGTGGATGCCGATCGACTGCGAGCCGTTGAGCGATCAGGACAAGACGGTGCTGTACCTCGCGAAGAAGGGCGGAGCGGACATCCGACCGATCGCGATGTCGCGCTTCGGGCAGAGGCAGCTTCTGAACGAGGGGATCGACTGCCACTACGTTCCGCACTCCTGCGAGACGCACCTGTGGTGCCCCGATCCGGAGGTCCGACCGGACCCGAACTACTTCACCATTGGCATCAACGCGACCAACATCGACCCGGTGCGGAAGGCGCTCGTTCCTCAGCTCTACGGCTTCGAGGCCTTCCACAGGGAGTACCCGGAGTCGAGACTCCTTCTGCACACCGCCCCGAAGACGCCTCCAGGGAAGGACCTGCTTCGCCTCATCGACCGCCTCGGGATCGGTCAGTGCGCGGTCTTCCCGGAGAACGAGTACCGTTACCACGCGGGTCTGTACGGCGAAGACTACATGATCGAGTGGACGAGGCGGTGCGACATGATCTCGCACGCCTCCGCCGCTGAGGGGTTCGGTCGAGGTATCCTCCAGGGCATGGCGGTCGGGATCCCAGTGATCGGTGTGGAGAACAGCTCGATGACGGAGCTGCTCCCGACGAAGTGGCTCATCCCGAAGGAGCGGACGGAACCGTGGTTCGTCGACAGCCACGGCGCGTCCTGGAGGGTCCCGCACGTCGACGAGATCTACGACAAGTACTGCCTGGTTCGCAACACGACGCAGGAGCACCTTAAGCTGGAAGGGGAGCTGGCACGCAAGTTCGTGGTCGACAACTACGACGTCGAGCACGTGTGGAGGACCTACTGGAAGCCGACTTTGGAGGCGCTGCTCCATGAGTGAGGTCAACCTCCCTGTGTACACCCGGTACGAGGTCACCCTGACCCGGTGGCAGGCGTTCAAGACGCTCCTGCGTCCGCGAGTCCTCGGACTAACCTCCAAGGAGGTGCGACCCGTAGTTACGTTCGGCACAGGCGTGTCACGTGTCCGAGTGACGTGCTTCGGAGCTGGCGGCGGGGGTGAGTACGCGCCCGAACCCCGTACCTACACCGTCGGGAGTCGCGGAGGAGCGGGAGAGCCGTACACGGTCCAGGAAGGCTCATCGGAGATCCACATCATCGGAGGAGGAGGTAGCGGTGATACGCGACGCGACTGACCCGCGTGAGGTCATGCCGGCACTGTGGGGTGACGTTCGCGGGAGCACAGGGTGGGATGTCGGTGCGAACACCGGTCAGGCGGTCAGCACCATGCTCGGAAACGGCTTCCGGAGGGTGCTCGCATTCGAGCCCTGCCTGGAGTCGTACCAGGTGCTCGACCGGAAGTACGGCCGGGACTCGCGCGTGACGCTGTTCTCGATCGCACTCGCGGCACACCGCGGGAAGTTGGCTCTGCACCGTCGAGAGGAAGCAGTCGACTCCGGACAGCTCGTGAGCTTCCACATCCCTCCTGTGCCTACTGGGTACCAGACCGACCCGCTACGGGAGCTGCCGTACGGTGGGATCACGGAGGAGCGGATCGTCGCCTGCTCGACGGTCGACTGGTACGCCCAACAGTACGGCATTCCGGACTTCATCACGGTGGACACAGAGGGTGGCGAAGTCGACGTACTCCGAGGGGCGGTGGAAACGCTTCCGCGGGATGTGCGCTGGCTGGTTGAGTTCCACACGCGCGAGAACTTCGACGACTGCGTGTCGATCCTAGAGAAGGAAGGTCACTACCTCGACGTCATTCGTCACCCGCACTACCCGGAGGGCAGCACTATGTGGTGGACGCACGGCTGGATTAAGGCGAGGAGGATGTAGGTGGACATGCCGACGGCACGCGTTCTCGCGGATGCGATGACGAGGGCGGGCGTCAAACCCTGGAGGCAAGTCGCGACCTTCACGCACCTCGGGTACCACATCGGTCACGGAGGCAAGGCCTTCGACCCGGTGCAGTCGAACGAGGCCAGGAAGTTCCCGAACACCTCTTGCGGGTACTGCGGCGCCGAGGAAGGAGGCGGCGCGGGCGGCGGGTGTCCGGGTGTGATGCACCGGAATCCGACGGACGGATCGGGTCTGAGGCGTTAGACTTAGTACGCGGTTGCTTTCCGCCACGTAAAATTCCGTATGGGTTCTTTGCGGGAAGCACTTTTGAACCCAGGGGATGGTCCACTATAATTGAATATAGGCGCTCAAATGCGACGAAGGCAGTCCTACTAGGAGGTTGAAATGCCCGAAGTGAACGACGCGATACTGGCGGCGGCGGAGAAGGCTCGCGCCGACAAGCTCACGGCGATGCAGCAGGAGTGGCCGAAGGAGCAGAAGGTCGAGCTCACCGGCGGCGACTACCCTGGCAACCAGGGTGTCGTGCTCGACGTCGTCGAGAAGGCGATGGTCCCGTACGTCCGCGTGCAGCTCCTCGTGTACGGCACCGGCCGCCGTCGGCCGGAGGGCAAGCAGCCGCTGTACGACATGAGGGCCACGTCGCTCAAGAAGATCGACGAGTTCAAGGCGGAGCCCGCTCCCACGCCGGCGCCGGTCGCGGCTCCGACTGAGACCGCGAAGGCCGAGGAGGTCGCCCCCAAGGCGGAGAGCCCCGCCGACGAGGCCGCGCTCGAGCAGGAGATCGAGCAGGAGATCGCAGCGGAGGAAGCCAGCACCGGCTGGTAGACGGACTGAGGGGTGCCCTTCAAGGGACGGATCTCCCCTCAGTCAGGGCGACTCGCGGTGTGGGCACGCACGGGTGTGGTGCGGAAAGGCTCCGGCTCCAGACCCCGGAGCTGAGTAGAGGGTCCGTCGAGTCGTCCAACGGGCGAGGACTGTCGGTGCAGTCCTCGCCCGCCCCAACTTGCGGATCGGGTCGTTCAACGAACCCGTACCCGTACGGGAGAGTGGCGGAAAGGTAGACGCTAGCGCAGACCTGCTAAGTCTGCAGTGCTCGGTTCGAGTCCGAGCCTCTCCCACGAGCCGCGGGATCCCACGGGACTGGCGTGAGCGGCAGGGTTGTGGGTTCGAATCCCACCCGCCAGTCCCACCTAAGGAGGAGGAGGAGCAGCGAGTGTCGACCCCGCAGCAACCGCTTCTCACGATAGCGAGTGCGGTCCAAGTCCAAGCGGGGCACACAGTCGAACTACTGCCACAGACAACACGGTCTGTCTCTATCTTCGGGGCGTGGCTCTCGATCTCTGCAGCAACCTCCGCCAAGTACAGTCTGGGGATTCAGACGTGGGGAGCCAGCATCACAGACCAGGCAGGTAATGCACTGCTGCGGGTGCAGGTCCACCTTGGGGGACCGAACCAGATAACGAGCGAAGCAAGCGCGCTACTGATGGCGGGTATCCCACTGGATCCTGAGACCGAGGCTCACCAAGTCGTACTCGTGACTGACCGAGGAGTCTCCGAGATGTACACGCGTGCGAACGGAGGCATTTCCTACTCGTTCTGGCCGAACTAGGAGAGTACGTGAAGCAGCTACTGATCACACTCCGGGACGACCTGTCGGATGACGTCCGGGAGGTCCTGAAGGAGCGAGCAAGACTCGGGTCGTTCGTCTACCTCGTCGACAGCGGAGACGAGTTCGACCTACCTGTCACGAAGGTGGAGGTGGTTGGCGAGCCGTGATCCAGCTCGACGACTACCAGCGGGACGCAGTCAACGAGCTGCTCGCCCGAAGCGAGTTCGGCCTGTTCGATGAGGCTGGCGTCGGGAAGTCGCACCCGACCATCCACGCGGCGCTGCAGTACCCTGGTTCGAGGCTGTTCACGATGCCCGCGTACCTCATCCCGCAGTTCGCCGGCATGATCAAGCAGTACGACCCGAACCTCACCATTGCGACGACGCTCCTGGATGGGAAAGCGGCTAAGACCGCCGCACTGGAGTCCTCCGCCGACTTCGTCCTCGCGTCGTACAACACCTGGTCCACCTTCGACGGTGCCAAACCCCGGTACCCGCAGCTGCACAACCGACGCTGGGGTGCGTGCGCGTTCGACGAGTCACACCGAATGCGGGGGATGAACTCCCTCTGGACCAAGCAGGTGTTCAAGCTCCGGAACGCGGACTCCAAGAACCGCGACACGCCCGTGTGGTGGCTTACCGGAACGCCGCTGGTTGCCGGACCGAAGGACGTCTGGACCTTCCTCCACATGTGCAACCGGAAGGCGTACCCCGGGTTCTGGGACTGGGCCGAGCACTGGTGCTACGTCACCGACACGCCCTGGGAGCGCCAGGTCGGTAAGCTGCGAGCGGGTCGTAGTGAGGAGTTCCGCGCGATGATGCGGGACTACAGCATGAGGCGACTGTGCGAGCAGATCCCGCAGCTCGCGGGTCTGGAGATGGTGTTCAAGGACGTAACGGTCACTCTCCCCGCGAGCGTGTACCGCATGCTCAAGGAGCTGCAGAGCAACTACCGGCTCAGGCACGAGGACCTTCCCGAAGACGTCGTGTTCGAGCATGCCGGTGCGATCCACGCGCAGATGCGCTTGCTGACGGCGCTCCCACCGACGACGGCGCAGCCGAAGCTGGACGCCTTCCGAGGCTACCTCGAGGACCACTCCGCCGAGCGGATCGTCGTCTTCGCGTGGCACAGGGAGGTGGTTGAGGCTGCGATGAGGGTGGTCCAGAAGTTGTCGCCGAAGCGTCCCCTATACCGGTTCTCGGGTGACTCCTCAGTCCGCGAGAAGGTCACCGCCCAAGAGGGGTACGCGGAGCACTCGAACGCGGTCGTGGTTGGCACGATCGCGGCGATGAACGCGGGAGTGAACCTTCAGGCAGGGCACCACTGTGCCTTCCTCGAGGAGTCGTATCTCCCGGGAGAGAACGAGCAGGCCGTCCGTCGTTTGCTCAGGAGGGGACAGAAGCGTCCGGTGGTGGTAACACGGATTCGTGCCGCCGACTCCGTGGATAACACTGTCTGGCGGATTGCGCACAAACGCGGGGAAGCCATCCGCGCAGCTATGGGAGAGTAGCTCCCGGCGATCCACAACGCAGGAGGATGTCCATGAAGTTGTTCAGCAAGATGAGCCTGACCGTGAAGCTCGTGATCGTCGCGACCTTCGCTGGTGCGCTGGCCGGTGGTGTCCCGGCGGCGGCACTCGCGCTGGCGTCAAACCCGGGTCCGGGCGTCAACACGGACCAGAACGCGTTCAACACCGCCGTGCACGTCTGCGTCAGCCAGACGAACGAGTCGAAGTTCTACTTCGAGGAGCACACCGCTCCGGGCACCATCGGCAACTGCGCCACGGGCTACACGCAGGCGGAGTTCAACACGCCGTTCCTGCCGCAGACGTTCGACATCCAGTTCGTGGTCGGCAGCTCCACCCTCAACGAGGTCTGCTCCACCAACCAGGACGCGTCCGGCGCCTCGGTGAGGGGTTCGAACGACCCGAACCAGATCACCAAGATCACTTGCGCGGTTCCGCTCTCGTAGGAGCCGTGCGGGTCGGTCCGGGGTAAGCGATATCGTCCGCCGATCTCCCGGACCGGCTCGGAAGGCTGTCTACTAGAAGGAGGAACGATGAACACGAACCTTCCCGTTCCGGCGGGTCCGAGAGCTCCGATCAGTCACAAGTGGGTGTGGTGGATCGGACCACCGCTGCTGCTCACACTGCTGTACAGGCAGATCCCGCCGCGGATCCGCCGACTGTGGAGCGGCGGCAGTTCCAGTTCGCACTTCGCCCTCGCCGCGATCCTCGCTGGCGGAGGTTGGGCTGCCCTGGTGAAGTACGCCATCCCGTACGGATCGATCGTGCACCCGGCGCGCAACAAGGGCGGACTCTTGTGGGGCAAGAGGTAGGAGGTAACCCGATGGCGACACCTCCGCCGGACTCATCGAACTGCCCCCTTCTCCTCTCGACGGGCATTCTCGGTGGTCTGGTCAAGCTCTACCGCAAGTGGCCCCTCCGTCCGCACTGCAACAGCCGGATCGGGGTCCACGCCTGGACGTGCGTACTGGCGGCGGCGGTGCTCCCGCAGCTCGACGGACTCTGTCCGAACGCGCATCCAGGAGCTGAGTTCGCTGCCCTCAGCACGAAGTGCTACCACGAGACGCACGAGCGATGAGCACCGACTCGTCCGACCTCGATCTCGACCTGCGGAAGTCGAAGGTCGTAGACACTGAGGGCGCGTGGGAGGAGCTCCTTCGTGATCTCAACGCACGCCGAGAACTGGGCAAGGCTCAGTATGGCGTTTCCCAGGTTGTGGGACCGGAGGCGTACCACGACTGGGACCAGCACGCCTACGAGGAGATCCTCGATCTCGCCTACTACTTCAAGTGCCGCATCATCGAGAAGAGGAACAAGCATGCCAACACTTAAGTTCGTCGACGCCATCAGTTCGGCCTCGATCTCAGGAGGTCCGTTCGACGGGGTCGCCTTCTACATCGGTGGTGACGCGTTCAGGGTCTGGTCACCGCCGGAGATCGAAGCCCGTCCGGAGAGGTTCCGCCTCCCGATCTGGGTCCGCGACAACCCGCATCAGGTCGATCCCGCGGCTGACGCCGCTCGGTGCCTCGTGGCTCTGGCCCGCTTCGGCGTGCCGATCGGGAGTCTCGTCGCTCTGGACTCCGAGATGGCTGTGGACCCGGGCTGGACGCACACGTTCGTCTCCATCCTCAACGGTGCGAGCGTCATCAAGGGCTACCCCGTCATCGACTACGGCTCGGAGAGCACCCTCCGTGGCAACATGAACCCGGACGGGTACTACTGGGGTGCGGACTGGACCAGCGTTCCGCACCTGCACACCGGCGAGGGGATGACGCAGTACCTCAGCCTCCAGAACGAGGACGTCAGCCTCGCGAACGCCGCCCTCCCGCTGTGGGACACCCACCGGAGCCTCCAGGCGCTGAAGATGGTCTCGGTGCCGATGGTCCTCCCTGTGCTCCAGCAGGGGATGTACGACGTCGCCGGTCGGGTGTTCTACGTCCACAAGCTCCAGCACATCCTCAACCAGGTGATCAACGACGTCGGTCTCAAGCTCGCTCCGCTGACTACGGACGGGGTCTTCGGCGCGAAGACGACTGAAGCCGTGAAGGAGGTACAGAACCACTTCGGACTGACCCGCGACGGGATCGTCGGTCCGATGACGTGGGAGGCGATCTACTCCGAGTAGTCGGCAGAATCCTCCGGACGGATCGGAAGCGGCGGTATATGATAGTATACCGCCGCTTTCGTGTGCCTAGAGATTCTTACGCGGGGACCCACCGGCTCTCCCGGATGTACCCGTGATCTCCGCAAGAGCACAGGATGGAAGGGGACAGCGTGAGCGGATCCCACGACTCGACCTGCCAAAATGGCCCCTTGAAGACCTCTCTCGCGGTCGGAGTGTCGAAGGTTATCGCACCTTCGCAGAAGGGACCACCCTCAATTCCCGGTAGCGCATGACGGATGATGCCAGACGTCTTAGCGGGGAGCTGACTCACGAGATGCGCGTACTGCGGGTTCAGGTCGAGGTCGGGGTCCCAGACAGCGATCCGGATCCAATGCTGCGACCCAAGGTCGATTTCCTCGCTCATGGCAGCACCGTCAGCTGACCCGCGAGCTTGACGGGCGACTCCGGAGAGAAGCCCGCAAGC